AGGCGAAAGCCACTGGCAAGAAAGAGAAGCAAGGCGTGTCGGATAACGGCTCGTCGCTTCCAGAACTGGTCAAGACCGTCAAGGTGCTCGGCGGCTCCGCTCGACCAGCGAAGTCATGGGCAGATGCAATGGAGGCAGGAAAGAAGGGCGCTGCGCTGATCATCTGGGTCCAGCAGGCAGTTGGCTACGACCCTGCCGTCAAGATCTCAAAGTGGCACGAGGTCTGGAAGTCGTACTGGACAAAGAAGGACCCCAAGATCGTCAAGGCAGGCTACGGCCACATGACCAGCGCAGGCTGGTCGCAGGATCTCGGCTGGCAGTGGGCATGTCCGACGCGAGATGACCGAAAGAAGTCTGAGAAGTTCGGCGTGCCGGTCACTGAGGCGCAGTTGCGCGCCATCGCCTCATCCAAGGTCAAGGTCAAGAAGGCTGGGGCTGACTACAAGTGCGTGGTCATCGTGACGCACCCAGGCGGCAAGGTCGCCGCACCAAAGCCTCTGGACAATCCCACGCCTGTGGTAGCACCAGAGATCACCCCACCACCTGCTCCTAGAATCGTCGCAGAGGCACCTAGGAGCCACGCAGAGCCACGCAACGTGTCAAAGGGTGTCAAGACACCTGACGCTGTTCAGGCGCAACTGAATCAACTCGGAAAGGCTGACTGGGGCGCAATCGCCACTAGCAGTCTGGCCGTACTCAACGCGGCAGCCGCCGCTACAGGAAAGGAACAAGGCATGAACCGCATCTTCGCCGGACTCAAATACATCGCAGACAATACTCAGGTGGACGAGATCGTCCTGGACTTCGTCAAGACCTTCCTCACCGTGAGCATCTCGGTGGCGCTCGGACTCGGTATCCCACTGCTCGACATTCAGGGTGGCGACTTCCGCACCATCGTCTCTGCCGGTCTCGCCTCTGGGCTGGGCATCGTGGTCAAGGCGCTGGACCGAGATAACTCGTCCTACGGCCTCACAAGGAAGTAGCTCGTGCCTGTCGCAGTCAGGCTGCCATTCGGCTGCTGCGACATCTGCCAGATGCTGGCTAGGGTCTGGGAGGTGGAGTCTGGCGACGTCCTGCTCTGTGGCGTCTGCCTTCGGCTCCTTGTCAGCCTGAGCCTAGAGGACTCTTCACAGCCGTCCTAGGCGGCTCCCCTGGGTGGTCCCTCCCCACCCAGGGGCTATCCATCCTGCATAAAAAATACTCACCCCAAAGGGCTTGACGGCTGCTCGCCGTTATCCTATGGTTCTCGTATCAGGGAGGAAACCAGTCAAACGGCTGGACCTGATAGAGGAGAAAAAGATGACAAAGGCACACAGCGCACAGGGGACAGTCAAGCAGCTCACAGCGATCCTCTCGTCAATGGCAGATGGGATTCTCATGAACCCAGCCAACGAGGATCAGGCGCGTGCTGCGATCGTTCTCAAGCACCGCGCATTCCAGGCACGAACACATCATGACGTTGCGCTCGCCGCAGTGTCTGCAAGTTATTGCCTAAAGAAGGCTGGAGATCTTGATAGCCATAACAACATCATGGACCTGTTCGAGGGTCGCACTCAGTTGGCGGTGCGCTGATGAAGAGGAAGCCGCAAACGTTCAGCCGCGTCGTGAAGGGCAAGCTGGAGCGCTACTACGATCCGAGCACGCCGGACAATCGCAATCGTCCGAAGTCAGACTTCAATGGTCTGATCGCATTCGAGTCGCAGTACCAGCGCTATGAGCGAATCGCGCACCAGCGCCGGCGCTTCACCCTGACCGTCACCTTGATGGTCATCTGGGTGGCCGCAGTGATTCTGGTTCAGGTGGCGTCATGAGGACCTTCATTTTGGACTCTCTGGCAGTCGTGTCGTTCATCGCAGCAATGGTGCTGCTCTTGGCGCTGGGGTCAATGCGATGAAGAAAGAGCAGGTGCGCTGCGTGTACTGCAGCAAGTTGATCCCATCAAAAGAGCGAGCGAGTAAGGTCTGTGGCATCTGTTGGGGACTTCTCATCCAGATCGCCAAGACGCAGCACATGTTCAGGAGGGGACAGTGATCAAGTGGAAGTGCTCTCTCTGTTGGCAGAAGGTTGAGTCAGAGGTCAAGCCTCCGCTGATTGAGCGCCTGTGCAAGCCGTGCAAGGTCCGGCATTACACGACGCTCGTTGAGATCTACAAGCCGCAGGGTGGCTTCAGGCTTGACGAGGCGAGGCTGCTCTTGAAGGCAGCAAAGAAGGAGGCAAAGGCATGAGCAAGAGATTCGAGTTCGTCAGCGCGCCGCAGCGCAGTCCAGAGTGGTTTGAGATGCGGAAGAGCGGCATCACCGCCACCGGCATCACCGCAATCAACGGCACGTCGCCGTACAAGACCGCCTATCGGCTCTGGGCAGAGTTGACTGGTCAGGTCGGTGAGCAGGAAGTCGGAGCGGCCGCGCAGCGCGGTCAACTGCTAGAGCAGGCAGTCGCCGACTACTACACCGCCGAGACTGGCAAGAAGCTGCGGAAGTCCAACGGCATCGTCAGGCTCAAGGATCACCCTTGGGCTATGGCGTCGCTCGACCGGACGATCGTTGGCGACACCGAAGGTCTCGTAGAGATCAAGACGTCAACGAGCAGCCGCTGGCAGTTATTCCCAGTGCCACCTGAGTATGTTGACCAGGTGCAGTGGCAGATGTTCATCACAGGCGCGTCGTACTGCGACGTCGCCGTGCTGCTCTCTGGTCTGGTGTTCCGCATTGAGCGCGTGGAGGCAGATCCTGTCTACCAGACGATTCTGTTCCACAAGGCGCAGGACTTCAGGGAACTGGTCAGGACCAACACGCCGCCGCCGTTGACCGGCAACGACAGCGACACGCTCTCAGAGGTGAAGCCGCAGGTGAGCAACACCTACGCCACAGCCGATGAGCAGCTCGATCACATCGCACGGCTCTACATTGAGGCGAAGGCTGAAGCCGAGGCCGCTGACACTGCACTCAAGGAAATGGCAATCGCCATCAAGGAAGCAATCGGTGACGGCGAAGGCGTCAAGGGTCGCGGCTGGATCGCCACATGGAAGACCAACAAGAGCAGCATGAAGGTGGACTGGGAGTCCATCGCTGACGTGCTACGAGGTGTCGCGCCAGAGACCTACGCCACGAGCGTCAAGAAGTTCACCTCAGAGAAGCCAGGCGCACGTGTGTTCCGCGTGTTCGGAAAGGACAGCGAGTGATTGAGATCCAACTCACACCTGCCGTCCTGATCCGCGCAGAGGAGATGTACCGCACCGCTAAGTCGAGCGACACGCTCAGGTTCAGGAAGGACAAAGCGAAGGGCAACACGGACTGGACTGGCGTGCTGGGTCAGGCCGTCTTTGAGCAGGCGCTCAAGGATGCTCGCCTGCCGTTCCGCTTCGTTGACCTCACGACCAACGACTACGAGGTCTGCGGTCTGAAGCTTGACGTGAAGACAAAGGCGTGGAGCAAGACTCCGCATCCGAGCGATCCAGTCAGTGTCTTTGACTACATCAGCGACCACCAGACGGTGGACTTCTACGCCTTCGTGCACCTGCAACTCGCACACGGAGAGGATCGCAATGGTCCACCAAGTGCGACACGCGTCCAGCGTGCGTGGGTGCTCGGAGTCAAGGATGCAATCGCATACCAAGAGAAGGCAGAGGAGGTGAAGATCGGAGACGTGTTTGAGAGTGGTCACGTAGCGCGAGCGAACTCGCACAACTTGGCAGCGTTGCATTTGCTGCCACTACAGGCACTAGGAGGGACAGAGGAATGAGTAAGAACATCGCAGCGGCACTGGCCGCACCGTTCAAGCCGGACGAACTGAAGAATCGTCCAGGCAGGGCAGGGATGACCTTCACCTATGCAGACGCACGAGCCGTCGCACAGCGACTGGATGACGTGCTCGGTCTGGAGGGCTGGCAGTTTGAGGTCAAGGTGGCTGACTCAACGCGCTCGGTGGTGCACGGCACCCTGATCGTCGTGATCGAGGGGAAGACCACGATCCGTCAGGACTTCGGCTATCCCAACAGCACGCAGGATGACGAGCCGCTGAAGTCAGCGGCATCTGACGCACTCCGACGCTGCGCCGCGCAGCTAGGGGTGGGCAGGAGCCTCTACAGCCCAGACAAGGTCGCAGGGAGTGTCCAAGTACCACCTAGGGTACAAACGCCGCTCTCCGTGGCTCCTAGGGCAGTCTCCGTTGATTCTGTGAGGGAGACAGACGCCATCCTCATGGCGAAGGCTGCAATGGTCTTCGTCCAGGGTGAGTGTCCTGACCACCAGATCGGCTGGCAGTTGAAGCCTGCAGGCATCTCAAAGGCAGGCAAAGCCTATGAAGCCTTCTGGAGCTGCACCGGACGTACCGACGGCCAGTTCTGCAAGCGAAAGCCAAG